TTTGAAAGTTCCAGCGATGATTGGGTGGTCAGTAGCACAAAGCTCCTTACCATCACCACCTGTAAAGCTTGAATCAAACGCATTGTTTAGTACGTTTGCAGCTTTAACTTGCTTAGCATTTGCCATAGATCTAGCTAATGCTTTTGTATATCTAGACGCAAGTCTGTCATACAAGTTATCTTCAATCGCTTCTTCAGTGATTGAAAACGCTAAAGCAAGCGTTTCGTGAGTGTATCTAGCAGTGAAAGATTCTTGCGCTGTATCGTAGTTAACGCCTTGACCTTCAGGTTTAACTGAAGCATTAGCGAAACCAGATAACATCACTTCTTCTTCAAAAGCTCTGTCAGAATTTTCGATATCGAAAATTTCTGTGTGCTCATCTGCATAGTTTTTATATTCCAGGCCGAATAGTGCATTCAATCCTGGCTCTAGTTCTTTGACTAGTTGTGATCGTGATATTGCCATAATTTAATCTCCTATTCTAAAATTATACGCCTGTTGTTAATTTAAAGATATGCTCACCAGTGTTGAATACAACATATGCATTTGCATTCGCTGATGACGTATCACTATTGTCTGGATCTGTTGATATACCGATTTGTTTGAAACCACCAGATGTTCCAGATTCCGACGTGTCAATTTCTGAAGTTGATTGTCCAGTAGTAGTGTTTCCACCTACTCCCACAAAATCAAAACAAGAATTGTTCATAGCCGCTGTTCCAGTGCCATCATGTTGTGCTTCATAAACGATATAAGGATCCGCATACACTGTAGCTTTTAAATCAGAAGCATTTGTGCTTGCTGCATAAAAAGGCTTAAATGTAGGTTTGCTTGTGTCTGGGTCAGTATAGAATACGCCACCGAATACACCCGCTTGTTGAGTGTCTCCAGCCGCTGCTGCTTCAATACCGCCACCCGCTACTGCTTCAACTACTTGACCAGTATAAATTGCTGATCCGTAGTTTGCCGCTATAGCGTATTCTTCCGTTCTGATTAATCCACCTGTAAGATGTCTTGTAGGTTTGAAACCGAACGCTGCGTCTTTGTTAGCCATAGTTTTATCTCCTTATGTACCTGCCTCGAAAGGCCTCCAGTACGATTTAATTTATTCGTTGGTAAGAATTGTTAAAAAATTAACTTTTCTTAGTACCACCGAAGGTTACACGAGTCTGTCGATCATTATTGATCGGCATACTTGGATGCTGTTCCTTCATTAAATCGTTATCTATCGCGTCATTACGGTCTTGAGTTTGTTTTCTAAAATACTCCTCGCGCGATTTTACAACTTCATTAGGTATCCTTGCCAGCAAAAGGCCGCCAACTCCGATAACTCCTTTGTATTTCCCGTCATTAACAGTTGGATAATCAACATCAGAATATTCATCAGCTCTCACTAATTCAAATCCTGATCTTAACTTTGCCGACATATTTGATGAATCATCAAAACCCATCGACTCAGCTCTTATCCACCTATGTTTAAAACCATCTGGTGCGGGTGGAGCATCTAAAGATGATGGTGGAGTCCAAACTTTTTTCTGTTCTTTAATTTTTGTTTGGCTCGCACGGGAGTCTATTTTTTTATTTGTCATATGCTTATCTCTCCTTCGTGATATTTAATTGTTTCGCATAAAGTTCTAGTGGCACACCTAATTTTTTAGCAATTGTTACTTGAGACGGCGTGAGTCTCACTGTTTTCTGCGACTTAGAATTTACACTTCGCTTTGCTGAAGCTACTGTTTGTGTAGGCTTAGTCGTTACCGTTGATTCAGTATTACCAAATTTATGCGGAAAGTCAAGTCTCATACGTTTATCAATCTCTTTATAATAGTCATCAGATTGCGCATCAAACCCTTCTTCCTCAGTTAGTTTTTTATGTAAATCAAATGCAGTATACGTCATTGCATTATCTGTTCCAAACCATGGGTTTTTCTCAGCCCATTCTTCTGCTTTTGGATCAGGTGATGTAGTTCTAGGAGCTATTGCTTGATCTAAAGTTGGAGTTGAAACAGTTTCTTTTGATTTTGCTTCAGCTTGTTTTTTTAGATTAGCAACTCTTGCTTCTTCAACACCTAATTTTGCAATCATTTTTTGCGCTTCAACTTCAGCAGATATATCTCCTGCTTCTCTTGCTTTTGCTAGTTGAGATTGCGCAGCTTGAAGTCCAGATATTACTCTACCCTCCATTGCACTTACATAGTTAGGTTCTATAGTTTTTAATTTAGTCTGCAAACTTTCTTGCTCAGCTTTAACTCCTTTAGCGTATTCTAAAGCAGCTTCTTTTTGTCGTTCTGCCTCACGCCATTTTTTAGTTAGCTTTGCAATTCTTTTTTGCACTCCATCACTATAGTCTTCTAATTCTTTTTTCTTCTCTTCTGTTTCTTCTTTTACTTCTTCTTTAGTTTCTTCAACTTTTATTTCTTCTTTTGGTTCTGTTTCTTGTTTTTCTTCGACTTGTAATGTTTCCTTTGGTTCTTCAACTTGTTTTTCTTCTTCAAGATTAACTTCTACTTCCGGACCGGAAGTATCAATGTCAACCATGGGTTCTTGTTTTAGTTTTTCTTCTTCTGGCATAGTTTACTCCTTCTATGTTTTAATATTGATGAAATATATCTTCAGGGTTTTCGATGGTTGCTAAAATTTCATCATCATTTAGCAATCTAACTTCCCCACCATCGATCTGTATTCTTGATCCAGCATATCTTGCAAAGATAACCCAATCACCTTTTTTACACCAAGGTCCTTCAGGATATCTTTCTTTATCATAACAATGTGGTCCTGTTTTTAAAACCATTCCACAATTAGATCCAACTTGTTGTCTCTCTAATGTTTCTTGTCCTAAATATAATCCACCTTTAGTTTTATCTTTCATTTTAAAAGGTAAAACTAAAAGTCTCCAACCTGTTGGTTCTGGCAACTTACTATCTTCAGTTTTTGATAAATCTTTTTCCGGTTTTTTTTCAGCTTGTATTTTATCTAACAAAGCTGTCTTAAGTTTTGGGACCTCTTGTGTTGAGGTCGATAACTGTTCCTTTTTCATCTTTTTGCTCCTTATTATCTAGCAGGTTAGAGATTTCCTGTAACATATATTGATATGTTCTAGCTTGTCCTAACATATATTGATATTTTTCCATATTGTCAACACCTCCACTAATCATAGTGTCTCCAACTGTTTGTAAATTATTACGCATTGTTTTTTGTATTTTTGATACAATTGTTAATCCATCTTCCATTATTCTTTCCTTTCTCTAAACATTTCTAAAGCATCTAATTTTTCTTGTGCATCAGAAATTTTTTGTAGTTGTTTATCTACTTCTTCAATATGTTGTGGATGTTCTCCAATACCAACTGAATTATTAAGATAAATATTTATTGTAGCGTCTGCTTCTGCTATTTGTGCTTCGTATTTAGCTTCAAGTGCGTTTAATATTGCTATTTTCACTTAACATCTCCATCTTCTCCGTGCCTGTCGTATTCTTGAATTTGGATCGTTACGTGTTTTTGCAGATGACCTTTTTAATTGTCCTAATGATCTAGCGCAGTATGATTTTCTGCGATTTGCAGCTTTTGACCCTTTTTTTACTTTTCCAGTCACGGCTGTTTTTAATTTACTTCCAGGGTTTGCTGCCCTGTAAGCTCTTACACCTTTTGCTGTCATTCCAGCTCCAGATTTTGTTGGTCTATAGTTTGCACCCTTACCTGTAGTAGTTTTTCTAATAGGGTTTTCTTTTTTTCTCATTAAATCATACCCTTATAATATTTTTCATAAGATGGATTTGATAAAACTTTACCATCATAACTAGTTTTAATACTACTACCAATGTATCCACCCATTGATGCTTTTTTTCTTTTTGCAAATGTTGCAGCTCTATCAGGGGTTGGCCCAGTATTTGCCTTGGCTTGTTTTCTCTTTACGGCACCCGCACGTTGCCCTTTGGACATCGCTCTTGCTTTTGCAATAGGCACGCATTTTGGATATTTTTTTCTTTTTTCTCCACCACTTCTTCCACATTTCGGGAATGAGCCATCTTTTCGCTTGTTCGCAATATCGACCCAGTTTTCCTTTACCCATGCTCTTAAACCTTTTTTAGCCATAACCGTTTATTCTTCTAGCCATAAAACCACCACCAGCAGCTTTTTTTCTATTTTTCTTTTTGCCACCTGGTGTAACTTTACCTGAACAAACTGCAGAAGCATACATATTAGCATACGCGCTAGGGTACACTTTAAATTTACGCTTTGCTGCGGCTTTACCTTTTGGACAAAGTTTTGCCATTACGACCTCGCTGTTTGCGCTGCTCTTGCAAAGTTAGCTGCAGTTGGTGCGCCTTTAGCACCTTTTTTTCTCATCTTCTCACCTGAACCTGCAGCAATTCTTTTTTTCTTTGCTGCAATGTTTGCGTATAGACCAGGTCCACCGCCAGCTCTTTTGACTCTGTTATATAATTTACTCATTATACTTTTCCACCTTTTCTTTTCATAGCTCTTCCGCCACCTTTATAAGCAAC